TCAAACAATATTGCCGCAGTATCTAATGCTGCTGGTAAATGTTTGGCTGGACATATTTCATCTACAGCTACTGCACAAACTATTCTTTCAACAGAAGTGTTGAGAGACCCAACTTCGTTTGGTGACATAGTTCGTGGATTGCACGTATACGGAGCTAACGTCTTAAGAGACGAAGCTTTAGTTTCTGCATTCTATGGTATTGACTAATACTAAATTTGGGGAGGTCTTCGGACCTCTCCTTTTTTATAAAAATTAAAAAGGATAATAAAATAATGTACGGTAAAGATAAAGATAAAAAGAAAAAAATGATGTATGGCGGAATGGCTAAAAAGAAAATGATGAAAGGCGGAAGAACTATGTATGGACATGGTGGAGAAGTAATGCCTAAAGCTAAACCTTGCTAACATGAAAGTTGAAGCACCCAAAGGCTACCATTGGATGAAAGATGGTAAAGGTTACAAGCTTATGAAACACACTGGAAAGTTTGTTAAACATAAAGGAGCTTCATTAAAAGCAGATTTTAAAATACAAAAAATTCATAAAAAATAATGGCAACAACTTATTTAGATTTAACTAATGAAATATTAAGAGAACTAAACGAAGTTCCTTTAACATCTACAAACTTCGCAAGTGCTGTAGGCTTACAACAATTTGTAAAAGATTCTATAAATAAATCTATATTTGATGTGGCTAATGAAGAACCACAACTACCTTTCTTTGCTGCAGGATTAAGCGGAGCAACAGACCCTTTCTATGGAAATACAACTGTAGCTTCAGTTATCGGGCAAAGATGGTACACACTAAAAGCTGATAGTTCTAGTTTAACTACAGACTTTGCTTCGATTGATTGGGATGACTTTTATATTACTACAATAAATGTATCAGGTGAAGCAGCTCCATTTGTTTCTAAAGGTTTAAAACATATTAATCTTGAAGAGTGGCGAAGATTTTTAAGAGATGCTGAAAATGCTGACGATGCAAATACTCAAGCTTATGGTGAACCTAGATATGTATTTAAATCACCAGATAGTAGAAAGTTTGGGTTAAGTCCAATACCGGACAAAGTTTATAACATACATTTTTATGCTTTTAATAGACCAACAGCATTAAGTGCTTTTGGTGACGAAATAGTTTTTCCCGAACAATACAGTAATGTAATTACAGCTAGAGTTAGATATTATGTTTGGCAATTTAAAGAAAGCCCACAACAAGCTGCTTTTGCTTTAGAAGATTACAAAAAATCATTAAAACATATGAAGTCAAGTTTAATTAATCCTACCCCAAGAACTATGGTAGATGACAGACTTTATTATTAGGAGATATAAATGACAACTAAGATTCCACCAGAGTTAGTAGCCGACCAAGTTATAGGTCGTAGAAACCTTATCATTAATGGTGATATGCGAGTAGCTCAAAGAGGTACTAGTACAACAACTAATGGTAGTTATACTTGTGACAGATTTTACAACGACTATAATGGTGGTACGGTAACTTATGCACAATCTGCTTTAAGCAGTTCAGATACACCTTATTCACATGGCTTTAGAAGTGCTGTAAAAATTACTAATACTTCTGCTGGTAGTGATGCTGCAGCTAACTATGTAAGATTTCAACAAAAAATAGAAGCAACAAATTTAGCTAACAGCGGTTGGAATTACACTTCGGCAACTTCTTTTGTTACTTTAAGTTTTTGGGTAAAAAGTAGTTTAGCAGGAACTTACGCAATACAGATATACAATGTAGATTCTGGTGCAAAAAGTTATTCTTTTGAATTTACACTTTCTGCAAACACTTGGACAAAAGTAACTCATGCAATTAAAGGTGACTCTGGTGTTGTTATAAACGATGATAGTGGAGAGGGATTAGGTGTGCATTTTTTTGTACATGCAGGAACAAATTATTCAACTTCTGGGCATACAAACGAGGCTTGGCAAACTTATTCTGGTTCAGACCAAGTAAAAGATTATGGTCAAAGTTGGTCTGCTACAGCTAGTGCAACTTTTGAAATTACAGGAGTTCAGCTAGAAGTAGGCAGTCAAGCCACTCCTTTTGAGTATAGAAGTCTTACAGATGAAATAAATTTATGTCAAAGATACTACGAGCAAAGTTGCGGTATAGAAAAAGACATGAAAACAACCACTGATTATTATGCTTCAGCTACTGCTGAAAAATATAATTATCAAGGTTTTACCGCTTACAATAATGGTCTTGGTTATGTTCCAGCTACAAGCTATCGTATACAAAAAAGAATAGTACCTTCAGTAACCTTACATACTGGTACTGGATTAGTTTCAGGTAGTCCTACCGCTAATCAAGTTCTAGTATACAGAGGAGGTACTTGGGCTTATGGTGCAGGTAGTTATACAGGATGGGCTAGTAGTGAAGCTAGTTTAAGTTTTCATGTTACTTATCCTTCAATAAGTGGCGGACAAGAAACTACTTCGCAATTAATTTTATATGGTTGGGTAGCAGATGCGGAGATATAATTATGAATGAAATGAACATTACGTCAGCAAAATATATAAAAGAACCTACATTAGGCATAGTGTCTACTATAAAAGCTACTATAGACGATGAGGAATTATTTGTTCCTCTAGCAGAAGGCAACAGACACTATGACGAAATCATGCGACAAGTAGAAGCTGGTGAATTAACTATAGAAGAAGCGGATTAAAATAGATGGCTAAAAGTCAACCATATACCGTAGCATGTGCAGGAGGTCTAGTTACTTCATCAAATGCTATTGACTTACTTAAATCTCCCGGTGTAGCAACTGAGTTAAAAAACTTTGAAGTTTCTACCAAGGGTGGTTATAGACGTATTAATGGCTTTACAAAGTTTGGTGCAGGTAGTGCAGTACAACCTACTGGAGGTACAGCAACTATTTTAGGTACGATACCTTATGCAGATGGTGTAGTTGTTTGTGCAGGTACAAGTATTTATTTTAGTCAAACTGGTACAAGCTGGTTAGAAATAAATAGAGCTAGTGTAGCTAGTAGTGGCGATAATCATACAGCTTTTACAGGTCGTAGTGTTGCTGCTAGAACTGGACAAGGGCAATGTCAATTTGCTTTATTTGAAAGTGCTACTTCAGATTATGGTACATTAATTATTTCTGATGGAGCTAACGAACCTTTCTTTTTTAGAATGGAAGGTACAGGTGCTAATGTAAACACTAGAACTTTTTTTGCTGGTGAAATAACTGTAACAAGTACAAAGTCAGTTGAGTATGTAACAGTACATGATAAACACTTAATAGCTGCTGGAGTTGAGGATAATTTAAATACTGTATTTTATAGTGGTACTTTAGACCCAACAGATTTTACTAGCACTGGTTCTGGCTCGATAGCATTAGAAGACCAGATAAAAGGTATTAAAAGTTTCCGTAATGAATTATTTATATTTTGTGAAAACTCAATATTTAAACTACAGAATATAAATAATTCTAGTACGATTGCTATAGTACCAGTAACTAAAAATGTAGGTTGTTTAAGTGGACATAGTATTCAAGAGATTGCTGGTGATTTAATATTTTTAGCACCAGATGGATTAAGAACTGTAGCTGGTACAGCAAGGATTGGAGATGTGGAGTTAGGAACTGTTAGTAGTAGCATACAAAATATTGTAAGTGACTTAGCTGAAACTATAAATCTTTATACAATAAGTAGTGTAGTACTTAGAGAAAAATCACAATATAGATTATTCTACACAAATACTGGAGCTGCTGATAGTACCCAAAGAGGTATTATTGGAACACTAAGACCTAACGGATTTGAATGGTCAGAAACTAGAGGATTAGAAGTTACAGCTATAGGTTCTGGTTTTGATAGTACTGGTATTGAACAATATTATCATGGTGATACTAATGGTAATATTTATAAACATGATACTGGTGATGACTTTAATGGCACTGCTATCTTAGCAAGATATACTACACCAGATTATGATTATGGTGATTTAGGAACTTTAAAAACTTTACACTATCTTAGAGTTTCTATGGCAACAGAAGGAATTGTAGAACCTGACGTACAAATTAAATTTGATTATAATAGTACCGATATACAACAACCTACAGATTTATTTGACTTAGGAGTAATAAATCCACCTTCTTTATTTGGCGATGCAGTATTTAATACCAATAAATTTGCTGGACAAAATAATCCAATGATAAGAGTACCTTTGCAGGGCAGTGGTACAAGTAATAATTTTACAGTTATCAGTAACGATACTAAACCTAGCTACACAGTTAACGGACTTTATGTAGACTTTATACCTTCAGGCAGGAGATAATTATG